TTAGTTCTTGCTTTCTTCTGAGCTGTACTCCACATCGGTGAGCTTAACCTCAAGCTCTAAGCCCGTCGTGAAGCCGCTATTATTCAGGTTGTGAGTTACCTTACTGATTAGCCATGACTGCTCGTCTATGACGCGCTTAAACCCCGACACGCGCACCGGTGTCTCAGGGAATAAATCAGCCCTGCCAAGCGCCAGCGTAATTGAAAACTCCGCAACGCCTCGCTGCAGCTTATCCCACTTAGCCTGAGCGGCGCGCATCGCCTGCGCCTTGGAAGCGTATACCGTCGTCAGCGCCAGTACGTTATCGGCCTCACCGGCCATATACTCACCCTCGCGAGCCTCCGGCTCTTTTCTGGACTTCGTCTTTTTGCTGACCGGCTTTGCTTTCGGGTGTTCCAGTGCGCGAAGGTGCTTCTCTTTTGGCTGGCGTTTCAGCGTCACTTTCTGTTTTTGCGGCTTCGGGTCTTTGGTGTGCAACCATTTAGCTGTTACACCGGTATAAGCTCCGCGGTCGGCAATGGCAAACTGATGACGGTCGCCGTCACTGCGGGTCAGCGTCATTTGTGGAATGGGCTTACCGCTGGCCGTCAGCGCACTACCGGCTTTCAGAAACAGTAGTTTTCCCGCTTTAACCGATACAGTCGCTCCGTTTCGGTCAGCCAGCCGGGTAAGAAATACCGCGTCGGATTCCTGCGACTGGTCGATATGCGGTACCGGGATTTTTTTCAGCGAATCCGCGACGCTGGCCGTCAGTTTGTTACGCTTTGCAATGGTGCTTACCAGCTCACCGAGGGTGGTATCGTGCCATGATTCTTCACGTCGTGAATTGAGCGTGCCGCGAAAGTCTGCACTACGCGCCCGGATGGTCAGGGTATCAGGCGCGCCCCGGTGCTCAATCTCATCGACCGTGAAATCGCCTTTATTCAGCAATGCCGAGCCCTGCCAGCCAAGCCACAGCGTCAGCACCGCCCCGCGCAGGGGCAACTCAACTTTGCCGTCGGCGTCGTCGAGCTCAATGTCGAGCTGGTCAGCCTCAAAGCCCCTGTTGTCGGTCATGGTGAGAGAAATCAGCCGGTCACTAAAATTGTCGGTAATGTCCTGACTGTTCAGCGTCAGCATAAATGCCGGTGCAAGACTGGCACCGGCGTCAATGGTCACGCCAGTAATCATGCTGTCAGCCCTCCGGGCGTACCCTGCAGCTTATCGGTCAGATTACCGGCAGAGCCGAGAAGCTCGCTCGCCTGTTTATTCAGGTCGCCAAACATTGCCGTCAGTGATTCATCGACCCGTTTTAGCGAAAGCGTGAAATCAATCTTTCTTGCCGCGCCATCGCTGAAAAACTCGGCGTGCGTGGTCGACACCTTATCGATGATATACATCCCGAGGATTTTGCCGGTTCCCTCAATCAGCGGCCACGCCCTGCCCTCATCGGCCATCAGTTCCACAGCCAACAGGGATATATGACCGCCGGTAATGGCAGGGTAAAGCGTGCCGGCAAGCTGTATTGAGGTTTCCCCCTCGCCGAGAAACTGATATGCAGGCGGTTTACCGACCCGGTCATTAGACGCCCAGCGGTAATCTTTCGAATGCTGCATTGACTGATAAGGTAGGGTACGGAGTTCAAAAACAAACATTCCCAGCGCAAGCATCATCGTTTTATTCCTCCTCAGAAATCGTGGGTCATACTGGCACGCTGGCGCGCACGTTTATCGCGTTCAATCTGTTCGAGCGTGTCACGTAACTGGCGGTCAAGCTGATGCCCCGGCGCAACACCACCCGGCAGAGTGATGTTGTATTCGCTTTTGCTCTGGTCAATGTAAGAGCGCCCCGCCGGTGCGGTAACGGGCTGATAAGCCTGATAGCCGCCATATGTGCTGGTCGCTGGGATGTAGGAATTACCCTGCGTGGCGGCGTTGGTTCTGGCGGCGGTCTGGTCGAGGCTGTCTGACTCTTTGTTGATAATACCGAGCTTTTCGAGAAGCCAGTCGACACCGCTGCGCAGCTTGTTAAAAACATTGAGCGGAGCCTTCAAGGCCGAGGCCAGTGCCTGACCAAATATAACGCCGACATTTTTGCAGCTATCGAGCGTCTCCTGCGTTGCCTTGACCGGTGCAATCAGGTCTTTAAACCATTGCCAGACGCCATGCAGCTTCTCACCGAGTCCGTCAAAAATTGGTGCCAGTGGCGCAAACATTTCCCCGACCGGTGCAAAGGCACTCATAATGCCCTCAATCACCCCCGAGAAAAATGCGCTGATGGGTTCCCAATATTTACGGATGAGTAGCGCCCCGGCCATAATCGCCGCCCCCACTGCGACAATCGGCCAGGTAATCGCGCCGAGTGCGGTCACAATGGCACCACCGGTGACAGTAAAGACCGTACCCAGCACGCCAGCGGCAGCGATAATGGCGTTAATCCCCATGACAACCGGCCACGCAACGAGACCAATGCCGCCAATGATGCCGATTAAGGCCAGTGCGCCACCGGCAATAATGCCAATAGTCTGCGCCAGTTCTTTATTATCTTTTATCCAGTTATCGAGCTTTAACACATACCGCGTGGCCGTTTGGGTGAGCCTACGTAATGATTCCTCCTGCTGGTCATAGAGGTCAGTGCCGACGGCCTCATAGGCAGACTGAAACTCTTTAAAGTCACCGCCGAGGTTGTCCTGCATAACTTTGACCAGCTCCTCGGTTTTACCATCAGACTCTTTAATAATCTTGGTCAGGTTATCCAGTTTTCCACTGGCCGCCGCTGCCATTAATATGCTGGCAGCAGAGCTTGCCTCCTCACCGAATATCGTTTTCATGTATTCGGCTTTCTGGCCTGTTCCGAGCTTGTTACGCTTAAAGCTGGCCTGTATTTCTTTCAGGATGGTAAATATCGGGCGCGTATTGCCTTTGTTGTCCATCGTCTTGACACCAAGCTCTTTAATGGCGTCATAGGCTTTTCCTGTGGGTGCCTGCAGGCGACTTAACACCGCACGACCACCAGTACCCGCCATGGATCCTGTGATTTTTCCATCATGTAACGCACCCAGCATTGCGGCGGTTTCTTCCAGGCTAACCCCCGCGTCTTTAGCAACCGGACCGACATAGGTAAGCGAGTCGCTTAACCCCTCAAAGCTGGCCTGAGATTTATTTATCGCCATAGATATAACGTCAGCGATATGTGATGCCTTATCGTCAGCAAGTCCAAATGCCGATTTTGTCCCGATAAGTAAGGTGGCGTTTTCCTCCATGGTTTTTTTGTTCGCCAGCGACATATTCAGAATGGCGGGGGTTTGCGCCAGAATCCCATCTTTATCAGCGCCAGATTTAGCCACAATGACCTGTGCCGCCGCCGCATCGTCAGACGAGGCCGCTGTATTATCCCCGAGCTGACGCGCTTGTTTTCTCAGCGCGTCCATTTCCGACGATTTCTTTTCAAGACCAAGCACTGCCTGCAGTTCAGAGTTTTTTAACGAGAAGTCGTAGCCGGGCCTGAGCATTCCGACACCGGCAACAACCCCGGCGGTAGCCACCCCAACCCCGGCAGCGCCTGCTGCGGCCATGTTACCGGCAAGCTCTTTACCTGATTTATATCGCTCTTTCACCCGGCTTAATTTCGCCTGCTGCGCACTGACGCGCGCCAGTGCCTCGCGCTGGCGGTTAAGCTGCGCTGTTGTTTCGCTGATGGATGTTTTGAGCCGACGTTCATCGGCAGACAGAGTGCGGGTATTGATACCGGCTTGCATCAGCTCGGAACGCTGGCGCTGTACCGATGTTCTCAGGCTGTTATATTTCATCTGCAGCTCAGAGGCGGCACGTTTTGCCGCTTCGAGCGCCTGCGCCTGCGCGCGGGTCGGACTGGTGGTGTTTTTAAACTGCACAGCCAGCTCACCGGCTTCGCGCTTTGCCTTGTCAAGCGCCTGACCAGTCACAGCCAGTTGCGCGCTTGCCTTACGAAAGCCGTCGATTTTCGACGCCTGACCGTTCAGGTCGCGCAGACCCTTTTGTGTGTTGCGAATATCACCCGACAGGGTTTTACTCGCGGTCTGGATGGATTTAAGCGGTCGGGTCGCCTGGTCGACCGCTTTCAGCAATACCTCAAGCCTCAGGTTATTACTCATTGTGGTTTCCGCTACGCTGCAGCGCCTTTTCGCGCCATGTGATGAGCTCGGTCAGGCTCAGGGAACAGAGTTCTGATGGCGGCCAGTGGAATATCACTGCGATATCCGCCATCAGGTCATCAGTCGACAGGTCTGGCGGGAAGTCTATTCCGCCGAAGCCGGTGACAAAAAACCAATCACCTTAGCGGCCAGCGACAACATATCGGGCAGGTTCATCGCGGTAAGCTCCTGCGCGGTGAGCGCGGGGTAGGTCATGCGGGGCAGTACCTTAATCAGGGCGTCGACTTCGGACTGCGCCACCGCCGCCAGACTGACGCCGCGCAGGGTACCGGCGTTCGGCTCAATCAGGGTGACTTTATCAATCGTCTGACCGGCGCGCTTAATCGGTTTGTCCAGGGTCACGACGTTCGGGTTTACGGTGTCAATTTCATTGCCAGCCGTATCAATAAATTCAGCGGTTTTACGTGGTGCTTTTGCCATGATGTTTTTCTCTGTTCTGAATGGGGTTAATAACCGGACAGCAGTGCTGACCGGTCAGGGAATTACAGCCCGATTGCGCGGCGGTGCTGTTCCAGACGGTCGACGCCGTTCACCTTCTCGACCATGTTGACGGTGTCGATTTCGATGACGTCGCTGCCATCAATCGTGAGGCGGTAGTAGGTGCAGACAGTCGACAGTTTGGTCGAGGTGTTTTCACCCTGCTTATTCTCGCCGCCGTCGATTTCTTTATGACGGCCACGCATGACCACCTCGACCGCCACGATTTCGCCGGTGTCGTCACGCTGGTAAGAACCAGCAAAACGCAGCGGCACAGCATCAGCGCCCGGGGCGGCGTACTGCGCCCACAGAGCCACATCAGGCAGGCCACCGACAGACCATTCGACGGTGAGCGCATCATCGTCGAGGCCGAGGTCAATCGCTGCCGCGCCATTCATACCGCCGCCGCGATAGTTTTCGAGCTTGCGGGTCAGTTTCGGCAGCGTCACGGATTCAACAACACCCATGTAGCTGAGGCCGTCATTGAACATATTCAGGTATTTGAGTTTTCGGGGTAGTGCCATGTTGTTTCAGGCTCCTTAGCTGTTGACCGATTCGGCCAGATTCACCAGATATTTATCGGTGATACGCTGGCGCAGGGTCAGGCTTTCCAGAGGCGGAACTGGTGTATAGTCGTAGTCGATATACAGTTTCCCGGCCTTGAGGGTTTCCTTGTCGTTCGATTCCTCATCGAACCAGCATTTACCCTCCACGATGTAGCCGTTTGATTTCAGCTCGCGGAATTTGGCGTTAATGCCGTCAACAATGTCACGAATGAGCGTGGCGGTAATGGGCTTGTCGACCGCCCACATGTGCGCCTCGGCCATCGTGTCGGCCAGTACCTGCGCGGTGCGGGTGTAGTTCTCAAACAGAAAAAGCGGGTCATCCGAGCAGGTGCGGTTACCCCAGAAGCGGAAACCGTCCTTGCGTACCAGCGTTGTAACCCCGGCCTCGTTGAGCAGGTCAGCATCGGTGCCGGATGCCTGCAAATCCCAGAACACTGAGGCGCTGATGCCGGTAACGCCCTGTACACCAACGTTAGACAGGGTTTTGTGCCAGCCGACAGTCTGGTCGATGTAAGCACGCAGGCCGAGTGCACGCGCAGTGGCGTAAGCCGTTGCGGTGGTATTTTTGACGGTGTCCCACGCGAGGAAATCAGGCCAGATAACCATCAGCTCGCGCTGGCTGAAATTTTTACGATATTCCATCGCTTCGGAAATAGTCTTACATCCCCACGCGCTGACGTAAGCAAATGCACGTAACTTAATGGCAGCCGACGCAAGCGCGACCGCGACCTCTTTAGTATCCAGCCCCGGCACCCCAAGAATACGCGGCTTGACGCCGGTGACGGCCTGAGCAGTCAGGAGAGCCTTGATACCGGTGTATTTACCGTTCTCATCCGTACCTCCGATAATGTTGGAAACAGTCTGTGCGAGCGCAGCTTCCTCGTCATCGCCGGTTCCATCCTCAACACGTACAACAACAGTGACGGGTTTTGACTGGTCTGCGATGGCCTGCAGTGATGCAGCCAGCGTGCCTTTTTTACCGGCTTTCGCAATGGCGCTTTGCACATTGGTAATCAGTACCGGTTCATTGAGGGGAAACAGCGTGGCATCTGCATCGCTGGCTGTACAAACCATGCCGACGACCGCAGTCGCTACTGTGGAAATAACACGCGTACCGTCATTAATTTCGATGACCTGCGTGCCGTGGTGAAAATCACTCATCCGGTTAACTCCGTGGTTAAGGGGTGAGTATATTTTCAGGTCAGTACACAAGAGGGGGCTATTTGTACCGGCTGTCAGGTTGATGGCACAACGACAGGAAAAAGAAAAGGCGGGTAATAAACCCACCTGAATATTTAGCGTGGTATATCCGGCCAGTCAGGCGCAGATGTATCCACCCTGTTTACCATTACGCTGTAGAGTTCCCATGCTTCAAGCCGTTTAATCTCTTCATCTGTGGCAATTTTTAGTTTTACTGCCCGCGCCAGTGGTGCAATGGCTGATTCAGCCTCAGCAAGGCAGCGAACTTTTTCAGCCTCCGCCTTTTTACGCAGCTCTTCCGGCGAATAAACCCGTTGAACGACTTTACCGTCTTTAAACTGCCAGCCGCCTGAAATATCAGCGCGACGGTTTTCATCCGTATCAGGTAGCTCCGCCACGCTCTGGCCTGCAGGCCATAAACCGGAAATATCGCGCGTGATACACGTAATAACATCGTTATCGTCGTAGGTAATTTTCAGCGTGTCTTCTGAAAATAATTGCTGGCATGCATACCAGTCCTGACCATCCTCTGATTGTAGATGCGCCGCACCGGCGAATAATGCTTCCTCTGGTTCCGGTGTATAAGGGATGAAATTTTTAATATTTAAAAACTGTTCGCTCTTTTTATTTTTTACCACTTTCATCATTATTCCTTCTTATACACTTGGGGCTGTTACCCACGTATCACCAACCAGATACTGAATGGGACGGTAGTAAACCTTGTCATCATTACCTTCCATTTCCCAGCTACCGTCAGTATGGAACCCCGTCACCACCTGTCCGCCGCCAAGCTGAAAATCACGCCACAGCCCGCCAGAAAGCGCCGCGGGGCCAAGTCTGACCGCTTTGACCATATTCGAATAGAGGTAGCCGCTCAACCAGGCGGCATTGCCTCTACCCCACACAGTGCCTGATACGTCACCGTTATTGGCGTAGATGGCCCCGCCTGCACGAAGCGTGTTAGCGGTGATATCGCCATTGACCGTAAAGACAATCGAACCATCAGGATTTCGCTGGCTGTACAGATGCCATCCCTGATCGTCGTCCAGTTCAATAACTGTTGGCCTGTTTGCGTCGCCCCATAAATTAAACGTGGCTGTCATTGTCGAATTATTATTACTCGTCAGTGACAGTTTTTTTGCGTTGCCTGCGCGTACGGCACCATTAGTGAGAACATCTACTGACATGTGCAGCCCGGAATTGTCGATATAACCAACCAGAGCATTATTGGCATAAATCCCCAGAACGCCGTCACTGTGCCACTTAAACCCTGTATCGTTATCGCCGAATACAATCGAATTACCGCCCAGCGCATTATCAGTACCAATGCCTAACGGACCGTTTAGCCTCCCTCCATTAACTGACAGCGCTCCGACATCTTCGGGAGTAGGTTTCATCAGGCTGTTATACAGCGTATATGTCTGACCGCTGGTTGAGTTTCCCGGCTGTACTGATGAATATTCAGGCGTGCTGTGTAGCGTGACATTTGCATTACCGGTGTAATCATATTGCGCAATTAACCAGTACGCATACTGGCCGATATTAATATAAATATCGTAGGTGTCGCCTGATGTATTAACCCATGCGACCTCGTTAGCAGCAGAAGGTGAACGCCTCCATAATGTGGCGGTTATTCCAACAGGTGAACCATTACCGGCACGCAGTACCAGTTCACTGATTGCCGCTTGCTCAAATGATCCAACGTTATACCCCGAACCTCCATAAAGCTTAATTACCGCTGTTGATGTGGACTGCGGCATTACAACCGTGGCGATTTTGAACCAGCCTGATTCGCCAAGTGTAATGGTGGTCGACGTTACCGCGCCGATAGTTCTCGCAAATTGTTTTTTGTCCGGAATATCGCCGCCATTACTGTTTTTCTCCAGTCGTCCGTTCGCATTATCCATAGCCGCTTTAACCGCTTTCGGCGTTGCGGCCAGCGTCTCAGACGTGCTGTCAGTGGCATTGCTGAGCTGGATAATCCCTTTACGCGCTGTAGTGGCGTCCTGAGCTGTATATTTCGCGTTAGCAAGGTCGTATGCCACCTTGACCGCTTTCGGTGTCGCGGCAAGCGTCTCAGACACACTGTCAGTGGCATTGCTGAGTTGCACAATGCCTTTACGCGTTGTGGTGGCGTCCTGAGCTGTATATTTCGCATTAGCAAGGTCATACGCTGTCTTGACAGCTTTCGGCGTCGCTGCGAGCGTTTCAGACTCGCTGTCTGTCGCGTTACTGAGCTGAGTAAACCCTTTTTCTTTAAGAGTGGCATCAGGATGACGACGGGATTTTTCATGTTCGGCGAGCCTGTCGTCGACATAATCCTGCGTCGCCATCACCATCGTTGAGTCAATGGACAGCGCCACAGACTCGACACTGCTGACAATAATGACCATGCGGCATGTCTGCGCACGCCCTGAGCCCTCAGCCAGTTCTGGCTTGTAGCTTTCGGCCATATTGGCAACAGCAATCAGCGTCCCTTCATCGTCGTAAAGGCCAAGCTCACGCATCCAGAAGCCGCCCACCTCCGGCGGAATAACCAGCTCGGCCACAATGTAATTACTGTACCGGTTGTCCTGGCTGATTTTATTCAGAGTGTGACGCCAGACCTCATTAACAAGCTGTGTCTGACCGACATCAGGATCCGGCAGCTTTCCGCCGCCGTCACCAACAGCCATAACGTTAAGATTTATTTTCTTACCGCCCGGCATGGTGGCCGCAGCAAGCTTAGCGGCTCCGGCAGTGGTGATAACGGTTTTAAATTTCGTGCTCATTATTCCTCACTTATCCCGGGTAAACCGTAATAATATCGCCATCGCAGGACACGCCGCCGGTATACAAATAACCGGGAATGTCCTGGACAATATTCAGGCCAGTCAGATGACGACTGGCTGGTTTTGCATCCGCAATCAGTCGTTCCATTTCGAAATACATTTCTTCGGTAATGCCACTTTCAAGCACCCCGATATCAAGCCGGAATGTGCCTGGCGTGTCGCCGCTTTCCCACCATTCCGTTACATTGATTACATAGCCGAGTGGCTCCACTACCCGACGGATTGCGCCGATAGTCCCCTTGTGGCAGTGAATGAAATATGCATCACGGATAACGGCACGTTTTGTTCCCTCCGGCCAGTTCTCATTCCACCGGTCGACAGAAAACGCCCACGCCAGCCACGGCAACAAATTTTCCGGGCAGGTGTCAATATTCCACAACGCGCGGATGTTGACCGGTGTCCTTTCAATCTCAGCACATGCCCTTGCGGCGGCTACTTCCAGTGGCGATGAGCCCACCGGCAATAATCGTGAGTCATTCATCAGCTCCCCCGATTACAAGGCTGTAGTCAGTGCAAAATGACGCCTGTGTGTTATCGAGAACAATATCCGCGACCGGTGCCGCCAGCTCCACCCGCTGAACTCCCTCAACATGCAGGGCGGCATAAATCGCTGATTTACGGATATCGCGCCCGAGGCGGTGCTGCGCGCTGATATAGGCTTTCAGCTTTGCCTCAGCCGCCGCCCTGATGGGTTCACTTTCCGGGCCGGGATAAAGATAAAGCGTGGCGTTAATCTGGTAGTTAACAATTTCGGCTGACTGTACCGTCACCCGGTCAGCGACCGGCCTGACATCTTCTGCGTTCAGGGCATTGCGCACAATTGCAAGCAGTTCCTCAGATGCGACGCCGTTGTTTTCACGTGACAACACGGAAATCGTCACACAGGCTGGCGACGGGCTGATAACTGAAATATCGCCGACGCGCCCGTCAGCACTACGGCCATGATACTGGTACGCCCCGACAGGCCCCGCCACGCTCAGCCCCTCAAAAGCCTGCTGTATACGCAGACGATAATCGGCGTCGAGTTCCATTTCTGCCGGGGTGGGTGGAATGGTGGTGTCATCAGCAGGCGTGACGACAAGACGCTCAACACTGAAATTTCCCCCGATATTATCGAGGTCACTGTCTATGGCATAAGCCAGCATCACTGCGCGTGCAGCTTCATTGACACGCTGACGCCAGATAACCTCGCGGTAGGCGTTTTCCTGCAGCAATTTAACAATTGGCTCAGACTCAAGTGCGAGCGTCCGGGCGACGGCTTCCTGTTGGTCTTCGGGATAGAGCGAAATCAGCGTCGCAATGCGTTCCGCAAGGATAGTTTCATAGTCCAGTTCCTCAACCACGTCGGGAACGGGTAACTGACTCAGGTCAACGGTTGCCATAGTGATTTAACTCAGTGAAACAGTGGTTGAAACTGACGCACCGGTATCGGTACGCATCCCGGTAATATCGACATACATTTCGCCAGTGTCGCCGCGCTCAAAGCTGATGGAGATAAGCCTGATGCGTGGTTCCCATTTCTGGATCGCGGAATAGCACGCCACCATGATTTGCAGCCTGAGCGCCGGGTTTTGCGGCATGTCAATCAGCGCAGACAGGAGCGAGCCATATTCACGACGCATTACCCGCGAGCCGACCGGCGTCAGCAGAATGTCGCGCATGCTCTGGCTGATATGCTCACTGTCACTGATACCTATGCCGGTATTGCGGTTCATCCCCAGATAACGCGCTGTCATTTTGTGCCCTCCGTCCAGTTCCCGCCCCGTTGTACGCCGCCGTGACCGTGGTTATCGACCTGCACGCCGTTTGATTTCAACGTGCCACCGGTATGTTCGATGTTTCCCCACATGGTGCCGCCTTTCTGCACCTCAAGCGTCGCCGTCGTCAGTTTGTTGGTGCATACCACCTCCGGGGTGTCGAGGGTGATACGTTCTGCCGCTTTTACCAGTACCACCGGCACGGTGGCGGTAATGGACTCCGATGCCGTCACATCGGCAGTCTTGATGCCGCTGACCGTCAGCGCACCGGTTTCCGGCTCATACTCCATAACAGCGCCGTCGGGGAACACCACATGCCACGCATCCGCCGAGGCTGACGGGGCAGGGTTATCGTCGGAGAAAATCCCCGGCAGCACGAAAGCAGTATCAAGCTCGCCACCAATTGCCAGCAGCAGCACCTGCTCACCGACCGAGGGAGCCCACCATGTCCGCGAACGACCGGCGCGGGTGGTCAGCCAGTTCAGCCATGCAGTCTGGATCCCGCCGCTTTGTACGCGGCACAGCCCCTGCGCGGTATCGACCTCAGTCACCACACCTGAGCGGATGAGGTTGCGAATCGCGCGCGCGAGCTCCTGTATTGTGGATAACATATTCATAGTGCAAGGATGCCTCTGGTCTGGAGTCGCGCCAATTCGCGCGGCTCCGGTGGTGGTTCACACAATATTTATTTACCGAGATGCCTGATAATGATGTCTTCAATCATCTGCTCATCGTCGCGGGTGAAACCGAGCAACGGGCGCGCCGCGTACTGCACATCCCGGCTGTGACGATTTGGCCGGTCTTTGAGGCCATACTGATGCACCCGCGCCATGCGCTGTACCCTGCCGGTAAATTCCACCACCGCCGCACTGTCGCTGCCTTTGGCTTTCATAAAGCGGTTAGTGCGCAGTCTGGCGAACATTTCGCGCCTGATACGGCCTTTCTTACTTCGCACCGGCTGGCGCTTTCGGGCGGCATACGGGGTGCCGTCGGGTGCCTGCTGTCGCCTGATGCGCTGCTGCTGACTGGCGCGCAGTTTTTTTGCAATGTCAGCCGCCATTTGACGACGCGCCGCCGGTGACAGGCTGGCAATCAGACCGGCAAGGCGCTCCTGCAGCGCGGTTAACTCACTCATCCCACTTACTCACCAGCTCGCCGTTAACGTACAGCTCGACCGGGCGCGTCACTGGCTCAGGCAGCGGTGGCTCAGGGGCATAGCTGACATGCAATGCGCCGTCGACCTCTTTGACGAGCGTGCGCTCGGTGAGTCTCAGGCTGATACTGATATCGAGCGAATCGTCGTTATTGATATCAATCATCCATGTGAATCCTTTCTCCCGCCCGTCGTCGGTGGTCATAATGTCCGGCTGATGCTCACGCAGCCATGCCTGTACCGGCACAAATATCAAATCGAGGTCGCCGGTAAAGTCAGTCACCACCACGTTAAGCACGTACACCTTTTCAAACGACAGCGAGCTCTCCAGTCGGGAATCCGTATGCCCGTTATCAGCGAACAGGCGCAGCATATCGGGGTTGTTTCGGAGCTGCGGCACGGCGTTAATCAGCGCCTTGCGCAGGCTTTTGTGCTTCTGCATCGAGTTCATCCTGACAGTGTTTGACGGTTTTGACCTGCAGCGCGCAGGCGGTCAGCGCGCCCTCAAGGCGGCGGATATCCGCGCTCAGGTCACCATTAGTTTTCGGATCACTTCCCGGCATCGGGCAAAGGCTCACCCTCGGGCATCCGCTGACCACAATCACCGGCGCTGGCGCAGGCGGCGCGGGTGTGCAGCCTGCGCACAGCATCAGGCAGAGGAGCGTTATACCAGCGGCGAAAGGCTTCATTTTCATCAAGTAACCTCGTTATCGTCTGCTCGCGGCGGTTTGCTTCTGCGCCTGCCTTTGCGAGCTGTTCGCGCAGTGCCACCTGCGCGGATTCATTACGTCGGGCGAGCTGGCCGGCGACACTGAGCTGATTTTTCAGCATGCCAATCGTCGCCTTTTGCTCGCTCGCAACGCGGTTTGCCGTCTCAAAGGAGCGGGATAAATTGCCATTCTCATGGCGCAACCACATCAGACCGAGCACGGCCAGCACAAACAGCGTTATCAGGACTTTCATGCCACCACCCCGCCAGCCGTGCGCCAGACGGTAACCAGCTTTTCGAGACTGTGCTCGCGCTGGCCGTAACCGGCACCCGGCAATGACGCCCAGATATTCCGGCAACGGGAAACAGCACGCTCAATACGCCCCGCCCGGATATCGTCAATAGCACCGCGCTCCCGGATTAACTGGATCGCGAGCTTGTCCTGCGACAGTGGGCTGAAATCAGGCAATGCGAGCTGTTTTTTATAGTGCGGCCAGAACATATAAAGCTGCTGGTAACGCCCCGATGCCGTGGATTTCTCGCCACGGCGATTAAACACTTTCGCGGGTCGGCCATGTGCGAAAGGGTGGTCGCTGTAATCGGTGAAAATCTCTGGCCTGCCATCAAGGCCGGTAACAATGACGTCGTAGCCACGGTTTTTCGTCAGCGGATGGTTCGCCGTTCCTTCGGAATACGCCAGCATGTCCAGAAAGGCGGCGATATTCTGGTGAGTATTAATGACCGGCATCGCCTTCCCCCTTCTGTGACTTAAAGCGGCGCTGAATGGCGATTTCCACCACCTGATAACCGGCAATACCGAGCATGGATCCAATACCGCACACAGCGGGCAGTGACATATCAGGAAACTGCACCAGAACAACACCGGCGACCATTGAGACAAAACCGCCGAGCAACATGCGCCCGATAAACAAACGCGGGGTGATGGGTTCACCGCCTGCCAGCACTTTTCCGACCACAATCAGTGCCCCAATCACAAACAGTGACAGGACGCCTTTTTCCCCTTCTGTCATGGTTTACTCCCAAAGATTGATAGTTTCAGTTACGGGTGAAGACGGCACATCGGGCAGGTCAATTGCCGTGCCATGCGGCAGAATGACGCCCAGCTCAGACAGGCCGGGATTAGCCTGCAGCACCGTTTCAACAACGCCCTCAGTGCGCTCGTAATACCTGGCGCAAATCACGTCGAGGGTGTCGCCCTGCATCGACCTGACCTTCATCAGAGCTGGCCCACGATGCAGCGCGGTTTGTCCTGCAGACGCGCGACCGACCAGCGCATATCCCGCCACAGGTCATCAATGGTGGTTTCGACGCTGTCGGCTTTTTTGTCACCCTTGCCGGTGGCTTCAACACCGCGATAGCGCTCATACAGGGTGGCGGTTGCCATCGCCGTTACGGCGCTCAGATAGTGGAAAATACGCACATTCTCTCCATCGATTTCCTCAGCAGGCACGTCGGCCAGATGCTTAAACCCGGCGGCAGTCTGGCGCAGCCGGTAGTCGTAAAGCTCCGCATTGGTTTCCGCCATGCCGGTTCTGATGGCATGGCGCAGGCGCGCATCGGAAACCGTCTGCTCAAGCCGCATCAGCTCGCGCACGCGCTTCGGATCCACATCAGGGAAAAAGAACGTGTTTTTAATTACTGCATCGCCCGTCTCCGGTACGGGAATCACCACGCCCGGTACGTCCTGCGGTTCGTCGGGCTGGTTCAGAATCACTGTCGTCATGACAACCTCATCAGGTTGGGCGGTGGACGCCGGTCGCCGTCAGGGTCAAAACCCGCTTTGACCGGCGTGCCGCCCGGCTCGGGGAGCGTTCAGTTAACCGGCGGTTTTTACCGCCTTTGGTGGACGCCCGCGCTTTGCTGCCGGTCTGGCGACAGGTTTGCGCGTGCGCGGTTTAGTCGTTTTACGGGGGGGTGCCTCCGCTTTTGGCTTCAGTGCGCGTTCCAGCCGCTCAATCTCCTTGCGCACACCGGCATTGCGGTCGAGCTGCATCGCGCGCTGAAACTGCGCCAGCGCCTCTGCATTCATACCGGCATCACGCAGGGTCAGGCCTGTCACCTTATGCAGACGGGCACGCACCATATCGGGAACGTCAGCGCCGTCGGTCAGGTCGATAGTGGTCTGCAGCCAGGAAAGGTCGACAGATTCACCGGCATCGCGCAGACGCAGTGCGGCAAGCGCCACCTCCTCAACCAGCATGTAAGGTGTCGTGCGGCGATGGTCAGTGGTGAGGCCGTATTGCAGCGCGTAGGGCGCAATTTCCAGCGCGCCAGCGATATCACCGGCATCAAGACGCCACAGCATGACGGTCATGACAATGTCATCCTGCGCACCGCAGCCATCAGCCAGCACACCGGCGACCCACGGCGCATAGAACGGCAGCAGCTCGCGCTTTTTCGCGGCTTTACGCTCGTTTGAACGGATGTTTTTTAACGTGCGGCGGTCATCGGCCAGCTTAACCAGCATCTGCTCATAGGCGGTTGCATGGCGCAGCGGGACTTGCTCCCGCTGCGCGGCTTGAGAGGCCGAGACCCGCATCATGTGACGCTGTGCGGGGCTCGTCATGGTTTAGGCTCCGCTTTCCGGTGCTGCAGGTGCGGTGAAATCGCCCAGGGTGATGTTTTCCAGCAGGCACCCGGCGGCATACGCCTCGACCACATAGTCGATATTCATCGACTCGTAGTTTTCAACGCGGTCTTTTTTCGGGTTTTCATCAATGCTGCGGCGGTGGCTCTCATCCATGAAATAGATAGAGAGGTTTTCCAGAGTAGTTACCAGTACGGCATTCGCCGGGAAGTACGGCACGCGCACAGCAGGCAGGTTGCCGATTCGCTTCTGGCTGATGATGATATCTGCCGCGAGCGCCTCGCTGTTTTCCTGCGGCTTGTTCACCAGCGGGAAATATTTGTCGGCCAGCAGCTTACGGCCAACGATGGCAACGAGTTTCGGGTCATCCTGATAAACCTCGTCAATCAGGTTGTTGGTGGCATCCATCACCAGCGCGTCGAGGTTCTCATAGTCACCATTTCGACCAACGCGAATCACTGCCGAAACGACCTTACCGTCAGTATCGGTGATATTGCTCATCACACGTGTCGGGGCTTCATTGCGGTATTTCTGCAGCCAGCCGACGGCCACATCCTGCAGCATCGGATTTTTGGTACGGTCAGAGGTGGCGGCGCGGGTGGTACCGTTAAAACCAGCCATGATGAAATCGAGCGCCTGACGCTTGACAATGGCGTCGCGGATACGGCGCTGGAAGTCCTGAAAACGCGCCCACAGGTCGAGGGTTTTATATTTCAGGTGGAAGTCAAAGTTAATCTGGTCGCACTCGTACTTGTTGGATTCAAGCGCGGTGAAGTCTGCGGTCTTACGCTCATCATCGCCCGAGGTATCAGTCGTGCTGGCGATAGTACCGGTCACACCGACGCCGATTTTCTCACCCTTCATTTCTGCGACCGGCAGAATATTAATCGTCTGCAGAAACGCGGATGACTCCTGCACTTTGTTCATCAGCGTTTGCGTGACGGACGGCTCGACGGTGAATTTTTTACTGACATCATCAGTGCTGATGCCGTTCAGCTCAGCGACGCGGGTCAGATAGGCATTAAACTTAAAACGGGTTTCCGGGCGCATAGTCTTTCCTGTTTGAATTTATCGGTTAGTCACTGCATCGGGCGGGGTTGCCGCCCGGTTTCTGTTCTGCGGTTTATCAGCAGTCGGTCAGCAGCTCATCGCCACCGCCGCCGCTGGCTTTCGTGCGTCGCGGCTGGCTGAAACTTTCGGTTTTGTCGAGGGTGGTTTTCAGGGCGGAAAAGGCCTGGCTGGTTTCTTCAACCTTGCCGGTCAGTTCCTGTTTAAAGGTGGCTAGCGCGGTTTCCATATCGGAAAGACGCTTATCCTGCGCAGTGAGGCTGGTCTGCACATGTTCGCTGACGGTGGTCACCGCCTCATGCACATCATTCAGGCGCGCATCGTCGCTGACCTGTTTACGGCTGAAAATGGCTTTCACCTTGTCGGCCAGGCTGTTGAGCACCGTGTCGGGAACGTCTTCAAATTCCAGTTCGGCCAGCGTGGCGACTGAAAAGACATTTTCAGGACTGGCCTTAAAGCGCTGCAGCGGGTTGTACTTCGCCTTGCGGCAGAATTCGAGGTATTCAGTACCGAGGCTCGCAGGGTCATCAGTGACCGCAAGGCCGACAAGATAGCATTTGCCGGTGTTACCAAAATTCGGCTGAATTTCCATAGAGGTATAGACCTTCTGCGCGGCTTTATTCATCGCGATAAGGTCATCGGTTGGGGTGATTCTGGCGAACAACGCCCATTTGCCATTCAGCGCAGAATCGTCGTCAATCTTTTCGGCTTTCAGCTCAACCACATCGCCATAACGTTTAAACATGCCGTCGGGCAAAAGGCCGCGAATGTGTTCAAGGTTGATACGGCAACCGTAGACGCGCGGGTCATAGGTTTCGGCCATTTCCTGAATATCGCTGGCGCTGATAATGCGCCCGTCGCAGGTATCACCCTCGACGCCGATGCGAAAGAATTTTGAGACTTTTTTTGCCATTGTCAGGAGTCCTGATGTTGGGGTTACGGGTCAACGCCAGTTTCCGGTCTCAGGACGCGCCAGACTACCAATGACGACTGGATAACCGCCCACACAACAGCACCTTAGCGAATCGCTGACGGCCATTAAGTAGCCTTGCCCTGAATCCACTACGGCGAGGCATCAATGACCATTTCCACCGATACAACCTTGTTGCATGACCCGCGACGACAGGCATCGCTGCTTTACTGGCAGGGCTTTTCCGTGCCACAGATTGCCGAAATGCTGCAGGTCAAGCGCCCGACCGTGCAGAGCTGGAAGCAGCGCGACGGCTGGGACGACATCGCACCGATTTCCCGCGTTGAAAGCAGCCTTGAGGCCAGGCTGATTCAGCTCATCGCCAAGCCGCAAAAGACAGGCGGCGATTTCAAAGAAATTGACCTGCTCGGACGGCAGATTGAACGGCTGGCGCGCGTCAACCGTTACAGCCAGACCGGCAACGAGGCCGACCTGAACCCCAACGTCGCCAACCGTAACAAAGGGGAGCGCAAAAAGCCGAAAAAGAATTTTTTCAGCGACGAGGCTATCGAGAAACTGGAGGAATTATTTTTCGACCAGTCTTTCGAGTACCAGTTGCAGTGGTACCGCGCAGGGCTGGAGCACCGTATTCGTGACATTCTCAAATCCCGCCAGATTGGCGCGACGTTCTATTTCTCCCGCGAGGCACTGCTGCGCGCGCTCAAAACCGGCCATAACCAGATATTTTTGTCAGCCAGTAAAACGCAGGCTTACGTGTTCCGGGAATACATCATTCAGTTTGCGCGACTGGTTGACGTTGACCTGACCGGCGACCCGATTGTCATCGGCAACAATGGCGCAAAGCTGATTTTTCTCGGCACCAATTCCAACACCGCGCAGAGCCATAACGGCGACCTGTATGTCGATGAAATATTCTGGATCCCGAATTTTCAGAAGCTGCGCAAAGTCGCATCGGGCATGGCCTCGCAAAAGCATCTGCGCTCAACTTACTTTTCGACACCTTCCACGCTGGCGCACGGCGCTTACCCCTTCTGGTCTGGCGAGCTGTTCAACAAGGGGCGCGCCAGTGCCGCTGACCGCATCGAAATCGACATCAGTCACAGCGCGCTCGCCGGTGGGCTTCTTTGCGCTGACGGACAGTGGCGGCAGATTGTCACTATTGAGGACGCCCTTGCCGGTGGCTGCACCCTGTTCGACCTCGACCAGCTCAGACGCGAAAACAGTGATGAGGACTTTAAGAACCTGTTTATGTGCGAGTTTGTCGACGATAAGGCATCGGTATTCCCGTTCGAGGAGCTGCAGCGCTGCATGGTCGACGTGATGGAAACATGGGAGGACTTCGCCCCGTTCGCCGACCATCCATTCGGCTCGCGCCCGGTCTGGATTGGCTACGACCCGTCCCACACCGGCGACAGTGCCGGATGTGTCGTACTCGCGCCGCCGGTGGTTTCGGGTGGCAAGTTTCGCATGCTGGAGCGTCACCAGTGGAAAGGCATGGACTTTGCCGCGCAGGCAGAGGGCATCCGCAAACTGACCGAGAAATACAACGTCGAATACATCGGCATTGACGCAACCGGCCTCGGTCTCGGCGTGTTCCAGTTGGTGCGCTCATTCTACCCGGCGGCACGCGGCATCCGTTACACACCTGAGATGAAAACCGCGATGGTGCTCAAGGCAAAAGACACCATTCGCCGTGGCTGTCTGGAGTACGACGCCGGGGCAACCGACGTCACGCAGTCGTTTATGTCGATTCGCAAAACCATGACCAGCAGCGGTCGCAGCGCCACCTATGAGGCCAGCCGCACCGAGGAAGCCAGTCACGCCGATATCGCATGGGCGACCATGCACGCCCTGTTAAACGAACCGCTTTCTGCCGGTAGCGGCATGCAGCCTAAATCTATTCTGGAGTTTAATTAATGAAAAATAACGTTTTCTCACATAGCCAGATTCAGGCAATGGCCGATATTCTGCACAATGACAGCTTTGACTATCAGGCAACATGGTTGCGTGTCGGGAAACTCAGTATCGACCGCAGCATCACCAAATCGCGCCAGATTGGCGCAACGCAGCTCTTTAGCCGTGAAGCGCTGCTCGATGCGCTGACAACAGGCAATAATCAGGTCTGGTTTGCTCACACCATTGAGCATGCGCGCGTGGCGCTGATGTACATGAATAACCTTTCGGCGCGCGTCGGCGTCCGTCTGACGAGCAACGGCCACAACCTGCAGCTCGACGACGGTGCGGTTATCAGCTTTGTCGGCGAGGAATCCCACTGCGCCGCGCTGGCGGGTAATGTCTACCTTGATGAGTTCGGATGGTTCAATAATCCGCTAAGAGCGGCAAAAGTCGCGGCAGCTATCGCCAGCCATAAACGCCACAATCTGACGATGTTCACCACACCATCAGACAGCTACGCAGCATTTAGGGTATGGAACGGCACAACCCGCAAGTGCCGACCGTCACCGCTAATCAATACCGGTGACAGCGTATTTTGCACAGATGGTGTCTGGCGTCAGTCTGTCACTCTGGATGCAGCATGCCAGCGCGGGTGCAATCTCTTTGCGCCTGAGGAGATTAAACGCGAATACAGCGACGATGATTATCGTCTGCTGTTTGGCTGCGACTGGTCTTTCGCTGTTGCAGCGGGTGAGGTGGCAGCATGAGCAAGCGCAAGCCACGCAAAGCAGTCGCCATGACGGCCAGCGCCCCGCAGAAAATGGAGGCGTTCACTTTCGGCGAGCCGGTGCCGGTGCTCGATAAGCGCGACATTCTGGATTATGTCGAGTGCATCAGTAACGGCAAATGGTACGAGCCGCCGGTCAGTTTTTCCGGGCTGGCGAAGAGCCTGCGCTCTGCCGTGCATCACAGCTCACCGATTTACGTTAAACGCAACGTGCTCGCGAGCACCTACATTCCGCACCCGTTGTTATCACGTCAGGATTTCAGCCGTTTTGCGCTCGACTATCTGGTATTCGGCAACGCCTTTCTTGAGCAGCGCCACAGCGTCACCGGCCAGTTAATCAAGCTACTGACCTCACCGGCCAAATATACCCGTCGTGGGGTTGATGATTCGATTTTCTGGTTTGTGGAAAACTTCACTCTGCCGCATGAATTCGCGCCTGACACCGTGTTTCACCTGCTGGAGCCTGACATTAATCAGGAAATTTACGGTCTGCCGGAATATCTCAGTGCGCTTAATTCTGCCTGGCTTAATGAGTCCGCGACGCTGTTCCGTCGCAAGTATTACCAGAACGGCGCGCACGCAGGTTACATCATGTATGTGACTGACCCGGCGCAAAGCGCGACTGACGTCGAATCGCTGCGCGATGCAATGCGTAACTCTAAAGGGCTCGGCAACTTTAAAAACCTGTTTTTCTACTCACCGAACGGGAAACCGGACGGCATAAAAATCGTGCCATTGAGCGAAGTCGCCACAAAGGATGACTTTTTCAACATCAAGAAAGCCAGCGCCGCTGACCTGATGGATGCGCACCGCGTACCTTTCCAGCTCATGGGCGGCAAGCCTGAGAATATCGGCTCAATGGGCGACGTTGAGAAGGTGGCAAAGGTCTTTGTGCGTAACGAGTTATCGCCGCTACAGGACAGGTTCAGGGAGGTAAACGACTGGCTCGGCATGGAGGTCATCAGGTTCAAAGAGTACACCCTCGACAACCCGGAATAATTCCCCCTTCAAGCCGCCAGTATTGGCGGCTTTTTCATACCCCGCCATCATCACGCCTCAGACGCTCCACACGCTCACCACCACACCCGACCACCAACGAACCGACAGCGACTATGAACGAGCCATCACGACGCGCTCAGACGATAATTTTTAATATTACGCACCACCGCTGGCGCGCAATGCTTTCCCCGCCACGCCTGCCCGCTTTATGGGGCTGTTTTAATGCAATTGCATGAGAGCAAGGCATAGAGATATTATGTGGACTCAAGTCATAAAAGCTACATTTCTTGCTGCATGCATTTTGATGCGTTTTGATGCGTAATAATATTACAGCCGAATCCGTAGATTTTGTGACTAACATAGGGTATTGCACAGCTTAAAATCTAGCCTAGTGAGGTAGCGAATGTCAGAGCATTTTTTTGAGTATGATGAGCAGGCTGAAAACGAAGATGATGTTGAGTTAATCGAAGGCACGGATTTCTCCGCTGCTGTAGTTAGTGGTACCGACTGGACAACAGAAACTATTATTAACCAAATTAATAAAAACAATATACAACTTAATCCTGATTTTCAGCGGCGTGATGCCTGGGATAAATCAAGGAAAAGCAATTTTATTGAGTCGTTAATACTAGGTTTGCCAATACCGCAGTTGGTTTTGGCTGAAAGAAAGGAGCAAAGAGGGGCGTATATAGTCCTTGATGGCAAGCAACGGTTGTTAAGTATTCGTCAATTTGCGGCTGAGAAAGGTGATGAAAACTATGAATCTTTAAAATTAAGCGGGCTAGAGATTAGAACAGACCTTAAAGGAAAGAATCTGCACGATCTTAAAGATGATGCTAGTTATTATAATGATGTGGCGGCTTTTGAGAATCAACCAATAAGAACGGTGGTAATTAAAAATTGGCCGAGTGAAGAATTCCTTTATCATGTATTTTTACGTCTAAATACTGGTAGCGTTCAACTGGCCCCTCAAGAGCTACGACAAGCCCTACACCCTGGTCCTTTTGTTTCTTTTGTCGATGCTTCCGCCCCTGATAATGAGGCAATTAAAAATATATTGAAGTTAAAGAAACCTGATTTTCGGATGCGTGATAATGAGTTGTTATTGAGATTCTATGCCCTTAAAAACTTTCTTACTGACTATGCAGGGGACCTTAAAAAATTCTTAGATAATACATGTTTGGTTTTTAATAAAGACTGGGGTCGTGTTGAGGGTATGGTGACAGAGCAATTTAACCAGCTTAATTTTGCTCACGCCACAATAATGAAAATTTTTGATTCTAACAGTTATAGAAAATGGTTTGCTGGTGACTATGAAAGAAAATTCAATAGAGCAATTTTTGATATAATGGTACTCTCTTTTTCTTATGCAGAGGTTAGGGATGCTACTGTAGGCCGAGAAACTGAAGTTGAAGAGCTTTTTCAAAAGCTTTGTAAAGAAAATTATAGTTTTCTTTCATCGATTGAAACAACAACTAAAAGCCTCAAGTCAACATTTACCAGAATTTCGGTGTGGTTTAATGAGCTTAATGCTTTGCTAAATACTAAGTTACCAACTCTTAAATTTGATGAGGCTGCTAATAGAATAACAGTGGTATGATTATGGCACAGTCTGAACGTTTTATTTTATTGCAGGAAAGACTGGGGGAGTTAAGACGACATCTGCTTCCTGCTGATTTTTCTCCCATTGGTGAATATGAGCCTGTGCAGCTAGATATGGCAAAGGGCTACCGTCTATTGACCCATGCTGAGTTTGAATCTTATCTAGAGGATATTTCTAAAGATACGGTTCTATATGCGTTGAATCAATGGAAAAGGAATAAAGTTCCCTCCATGACGATTGTATCATTCCTTGCTGCGTATCATAGTTGTTGGTCTGTTGGTGATGAGCAAAACAATCAAGAACTAATAGATTTGTCACGAGGAAGAACAAATCCTAAAGACTCTCTAAATGAAATTATGACGATTGCTAGTAAGCAGTTTATTAGTAAAATTAGTTCGAATCATGGGATTAAGGCGAAAAACTTTAAATTATTAATATTACCCACAGGGGTTGATATCGACGAGCTTGAACCTCAGATGTTGCCAAAGTTAGATAGTTTTGGAGCTAAGCGGGGTGAGGTTGCTCATTTATCCGCAAGGGTTAATCAGCAAATAAATCCTAAAGATGAGTTAGACGATGTTAACTTTATACTGGATTGTTTTCGTGAGTTAGATAAGAAATTGTGTGCACTTAAAGAAACAATGTAATTTTTAAGCCATGTATCTTTTACATGGCTTTCAGTTCAGTTAATTATTCTACACGATAAAATAAATCCTCGTCTTTATTACTAGCATTTTCGCTGTTTGCCAGGTCAGCAATGAGAGTGAGTGCGAGCTTTAAGTCTGCTGGTTTGCAGTTTGCAATCAGAGATACCTCGGCAATAAATTGCACGCAAGCCCACTTTTGCTGCGTTCGTCTGAAATGTTCCCCAACCATGAAAACCCTCCCAATACGTGATACTGTATATTTATACAGTATCACGTATTGGTAAAAAATGGGAAGGAAAAATTAGCCTCGCAGTTGGCGTATGTACATGATATGGATATGAATTACTTAGTGGTTAATTTTGATGCTTCTGCCAGCATTGCTACACGCTTGAGGATTTTCTGTGTTTTCGCATGATGTGATGGTACAGCGGAAAATATCTCCCCTTTGGCCGTTCCGCGTAGCCATTTGCCATCAAAACAACTTTTACCACCGACCATCAGGTGCAGGGCTTCGCCCCGGCTGATTGTGATGCCGGTAGTCAGATGTATCTCGTCGATAGTTTTCGCTATAGCTGCGTTTTGCTCATCCGTTCCGTGGATAAATTTTCGCCGTATTGCTGGCTTTTGCTTCCTGAGTCGGTTTGTCAGCTCTCGTTTTTCACGTCGACTTAGGGGTTTAGATAAATCGAGTTCCGGTGGCTCGCTTTCGCTTCCCGTACAGTTATTGACAGAACTCCGAGAGGGCGCAGGAGCGCCCTTAACGTCAACGGCCAAATCAACGGCACGCTTCGGCACAATTTTCCACTGCGTTAGCCGGGTTAAAATCGGAGTGCCAGCACCAATAGCGGAATCGTATACGCCACGAATGCAGACGGTTTCCTCACCATACTGATTAAACTCGGTGCGCGGTTCATACAGTGTGCGCACCTGCAAATCATCGCGACGGACAAACGGCCCACCCTGCGCATTAACGTAACCAGCCCAGTCACCGGCGTCAGCGGCATCATGGACGGCGGCAAACTCAACGCTCAGACCGTGCGCGGCCTCGGTATCAGCGAGACGACGCAATTCACGGTAGACCGTCACCGGCGCACCGCCGATAAACTGAAACTGACGGATGTGCCAGCGCGCCGCCCATGCTGATACAGCGGGGGCTGTCTCTTTCAGCAGCTCACCGCTTTCGTCATCGGTTTCACCATCGAGAGCATAACCGTCGATGTTTTTAGAAATGTATTTCGCGACATAGCCGGTAGCACTGCCTTTCTCCGGGTCGATAGCCTCAGCATGAAAGCGGGCTTTTTTAGCCTTATCACTTTTAAGTTCGTGGCGGTCTTCCTCCCATGCATAATCGCGGATGATGAGGCGCACGCGCTCGACGTCTTCTGGCAACATGAACATAAGCATGTGCCAATGCGGCGTTCCGTCGTGATGAGGCTCGGCAACACGTATGCCGAAAATGCGAATTTCTTCCCGATGTAGCTTGGCACGAATGCGCGCCCAAAGGCCGGTTAGGTAGTTCTGCGTGTCCGACGGGCTGGCGCCGTTCCATTTGCTGTTACGGTATCCCGCTTTAGTCGTGGCATGATATTTAGACGGTGCGGTCAGGGTGTAAAACTCCCCGACGTATCCGAGTTCATTGCAGATATTTTCAAACCCACGGATGCGGGTCATCAGCTCGCAGCGGCGTATCGCAGGGTTAGCGACCGAGCCGTCAAATTTTTCAATCAGGCTGATACGGTTGCCGTCTTCGTCTTCGAGATCCAGACCTTTGAGAAATTCACGAGTGCGGCGCTTTTGTTCACGCCAGTCAGTCACGCAGTTTTTACTCGCATAAGCATGCTTTTTCTTACTGACGTTACCGACAGTAATTTGCAGATGTTCGCGCCATGCAGCCGCAATGCGACGCAGACGACCACGCCACCACACATCGTTAAACATGCGAGCGATGGCCGGGGCGATTTCATCTTCTCCGACATATTTCTTTGTCACTCGCTCCCAATGCGGAGGGGTAACATTGAATTGCAGAGAAATAAAACCGGCGCGCATGTACCAGGTGTACAGCGTTTTAAGCTCGCTAAATCCGGTGTCATCAATGTCAGCCAGTTCAGCGCGAATGAAATTCGCGATATCAGCGGCCAAAAGGTCGATATCGGCGCGTGACATGTCCGGGAGTCGGTTATATCTGGCAACCATATTGACCATGCGTGACGCCAGATATTGCATAAGTTCAGTATCAAAATGACTGCCAAAAACAGCGGCTGATACATTGCTGTTGATACCCGCGCACTCGTATTTTTTTGCGACCAGTTCAAGACGTGGCAATGCCCTTTTGCAGAAACTTATTAAAAAGGCATTGGCTCGTTGACTGCCCTGATTTTTCTCCAGCACAGCAGCGGTGCGATAAACATCAAAACGCACGCATTCAGGCTGGAGAGAAAGCACCTTTCTCGCATGCAGCAAAGCCGCGAGCATACGGTCGCGGCGATGTTGTTGGTCATAGGTAAGATATGGGCTGGCTATTGCCTGTTTTGGAAAATTCCATATAAAGGCATAATCAATCTCACCCGTAGCCTTTGCTGAGACAGGAGTGTCTATGACTTTATTCACTGAAGAAGATCCCACCCAACGCCGCTATGTTGATTTGATTACAGAGGTGACAGCTTTCGAAGCTACGAAAGAACCAATGAAGATCATTTCCGCATCCGACATGCTGGGCATTTGCGATGCTTTTCTTTCTGAGACTCAATGCCACATAGCAGACCGGCTACCTCTTTCAATAGCTGGTCGGCATGAGCTAGGTCGGAAAATTGAGTGGAATTGTCCACATAGCTGGAAACCACGCGAAGAATGGTCAACACATGTTCGGCACGCCTTACAAATTTTAAATCGACGTTATTTGGATACCCCAGTATCTCAACTGGATGACTGGCAGACCTGGGAAGAACTATCGACAGATATTCATGTGTCGGCTCGCTGTACTCGGCGGACTGTTGAGTTTTATCGCTCTGGAAATCCCCAGCATTTACCGATGTCGACTGAGCTTTTTGCTGTTCCCGAAGTTTTTTCAAAATTTGTAGCTTCGATTCTTTCGGGTGATATTCACCCTGTTTGGATGTGGCATGCTGACGCAGCCAAAACGCCGCGATGCCTCGATGGGCTTTATCCCAAATACGCGCCGCTTTCTTGAGTTGGCTTAGTGGTCTGGTAGTCATATCGCACCCCGATAGTGTTTTAATTTAAGTTCGGCGATTTGTTGGCAGGTCACGCAAAAAGCCACGCCCGGAATCGCAGCGCGGCGAGCTTCCGGGATTGGTGCGTCACATTCTTCGCAAAGAAAACGGGAAGGCGCAGCGATACGGCTGCGCGCGTTGCTGATGTGGCGCTCGCGGTCTTCCTGCTCGCGCTGTTGTGCTAAATCCATTGAGTCGGCCATTAGTGCAGCTCCTGTGATTCATTCTCAAAGCGGGTTGCTTCACGACGCAGCAGTTCGGCAGCTTCGGTGCCGCTCATACCCTCTTTGGTGATATGGATAGCCAGCGCCTCAAGGCGGATGGAAACAGCGAGCGCGCGGTCTTTACGCTCTTCTTTTTTGGCTTCTTTAAACAATTCATCCAGCGTGTTTTTTCCTGCATTTCTCGGCGTTGAAAAATAAACAACTCGACTCATAAATCCTCCTGAATTTAGGCAAAAGAATACCCGGCGGGTTTACGCCATTAATTTCTGCCGTTGGCTAATTCGGCATGGTTAGCCGTTTTGGAAATAAGCTCACTACAGCACGAAAATGATTCATCGCTGTAATAAGCGCTTTTTTCTCGTCAGTAGTCAGCTCACTTAATTCGAGCTCATGACGAGCCGCCGGTATTTTTGCCAGAAAGAAAATAGCGGCCAGCGCCCGATTATTTTCTTCAAATTGTGGGTCACGTTTATCGCGCATATCATCGACAAAACGCTCAACCTCTTTCCAGCTATCGCCCCAATATCTCGCGCGCAATTCAGCCACATGATTAAGACCGGCCAGACGTTCACCCGCTTTTAGCGGAACAGTCGCGGAAACAGCTTCGATAGCCATGATTCCCCCTGCTTTTGAGTAGAGAGGCCAGCCAGTAAATCAGCCTGTGAGCGGCTAGGGTGCCAGCGCTTGCCGTCCTTACCTGCAATCCAGCCGTGGCCGTAATGCATGCCTGGGCTTTGTTTAACGAGCAGAGACGCGAATGACGGTTCACTTTTCAGCATACGCACCTCAAATCAGCCCGAAGGATGCGCCAATACCGCTCATGGTATCGACTACGCTCGACATGGCAGGATTAGTCTGCAGACGCGCATGCAGCGCCATTGCCGATAATGACAACATGCGAATCCCCGCATTTACGCTAGCAATCATGTTTTGTTTTTTGGCTGGCGTGAGGCGGTCGCCGGAAACTGCACCGCTTGCCAGTTCGCCAAGTTCACTCATTGCGTGCATAACGTAGGATTGCAGTTTCTCTTTTGCCAGCTCGTTGACCGGTACGCATGGCAGACAATGGATCTGCGCCAGAAAACCATCGACGAGGGTCGAGTCTTCGGTCAGATCTGTCAGTGTCCAGACTTCACGCGGCGTTAACTGGTGCGGCTGTTCTGGGTTGAGTTTGTTGTAAAGCGTATGCGGCTTGATTCCGGCTTTATTCGCTAGTTCTTTCACGTTATGAGTAGCTGCGAATTTTCTGCAGGCCTCGTCAAAGTGCGCATGTGACGAAACACGAAAATCTAACATGCTGTAACTCCCTTTAACTTGCAAAATCAAGTTCAGTTAAGCGATGACTGTTAGTTGATATAACGGCAATCGATAGCTTGCTGGGTCAGTTTGTCACGCCATGCTTTGACGTTGATAAGGGTGCGGCTACGCTTAGCGGCTTTTTCTTTGCTGGTAACATCTTTGGTGGGAGCTTTGATAAGGACGCCCTCATCAATCCATTGCCAAACCAGACGCTCGCTAACGCCACGGGCGGCGGCGAAGTCTTTTACTGACATGGTGTCTAACATCGCTGTACGAATCATGTTTTGCATGGATAGCTGCATCATGGTTACAAGCGCGTTGAACTGACCAGCGTCTAGCAATACAGTTTGATTTTGTAAGTTTTGTGCGTCATGCAGCGGGATTGATTTTGCATCTGACATATCGCATTATCTCCTGTTGTTTGAAATGTAGTGCAGTGGTGTGCATCTTGGTCGATGAGCACCAATATAGATCGCTAAATTTTGGTTGTAAACAAAATTCTTGTTGGTGTGATATGTCTAAAAATGATGTTAATGCGCCTGCCGCATTGGAACGAGTCCTTTCTGCATACGGCTTTAAGCAGCAAAAGGAACTAGCCGAAAGGCTTGGTATACATGCAAACAACGTGAGTAGTTGGCTTGCAAGAAACGTAATCCCAAGCAACGTTTTCGTTGAGTGTGCTCTTGATACGGGGGCTGACCTGCGATGGCTAATTAATGGTGAGCTTGCAAATGCAAGATTTGAGGTGGTGAAAGCTAAACTCAAAGGAAAGCAACTCTATGATGAAATCATGGCAAATGGAGGGAGGGCGGTTCTGCGTCGGATTCTCGATGCGTATGGTTTTACTCTGCAAAAAGAGCTTGGCGATTTATTAGGTATATCTTCGGGCACTATAAGCACTTGGGTTAGACGCGATTTTTTCCCCGGTGACGTGGTTGTCACTTGCGCCCTTGATACTGGCGTATCGTTAGAATGGTTATCTACCGGAAAAGGCCAAATGCGTAATAGTAATGATGGTGAACCGGCAAATGCTTTAACGATTAGAAAGTGCCGGCTCGAGGCGGGCGAACTCAAAGATATCGGACGCTGGACTCCTGATATATCTATGGCTCCGTCAAATACTGATGATTTAGTGTTTATCGATGGTGTGAGCACATCTTGGCTTGTTGATAGTTCTAACTCGAAGATAGGAAATGGTCGCTGGCTTATTGGTATTGATGGCGCACTCGATGTTTTTGACGTAATCAGGTTGCCAGGTGGAAAGGTCAGGTTATCCAATAAGTCTGCTGAGTTTGAATGTAATCTCTCAGATATCACACCATCAGGTGCGGTTATTTTTACTTTGGAAAAGCATGTTTAAGGAGCAGTAATGAAAAAGTTTTTATTTTTGATGGTCTGTATCGGACTTTCTTCCTCAGCCTTAGCCGCTGAGAAGTTTAAAGAGATTGATAGTAAATCTTTTGGTGATAAATGGCCGCTGACCTTTGAGCATGCAAAAGTATCATGTGTAAATAGTCACTACGTTTTTGTTTATGACACTGATACGGATGAACGCTATCCCCTAAGCGGCATGGCTAAGAACGCCGTCAAGTCTGGAAAAATGGAAGGGCGAGATTTAAAAGAAGTGCTAAAAAAAGACCCTAGAGATCCATTAGAACGCGTTGATATTGGTCCGGTTTTCAGTGAAGCCATAGCACTATGTGAATAAAAATATTTGGCCTCGGTGTAGCTATGACAGTAAGTAAGCAAAAAAATGGTAAATGGTTATGCGAGCTTTATCCAAATGGTAGGGAAGGGCGGCGTATACGTCGGCAATTCAATACCAAAGGTGAGGCCGAGGCATTCGAAGCATTTACGAAAAGTGAGAGTGAGGATAAGCCGTGGCTTGGCAAGAAAGAAGACCGGCGGCGCTTAAGTGAGATAATCCAGCTTTGGCATAATCTGCATGGACAGGCTTTAGTTGCAAGTAAGTCACGATTGGCTAAATTGCAGATTGTATGTAATGGTCTTGGTGACCCTATTGCATCCCGCCTTACTGCTAAAGATTGGGCTCACTATCGTGATAAACGGCTTCGTGGCGAAATAGATAATGGATATCACAAAGACCCTGCAAAATGGATCGCCAAACCGATAACCGTTAACCGTGAGCAGCAGTATTTAGAAGCTGTTTTCAATGAGCTAAAGCGGTTAGGGGAATGGAGTCTACCTAATCCGCTTGATGGCATTCGTGTCTTTAAAGAAGCTGAGAAGGAGATGTCATGGCTGACTTTGTCTCAACTCCCTGAGCTGTTTCGAGCCTGCGAGCAATACGGCAAAGAAGACCTCACCATGATTGTTAAGGTGTGCCTTGCAACCGGCGCTCGATGGGGGGAAGCGGAGAGATTGACCCGCCCGCAACTTTCTCCATATAAACTGACGTTCACCAAAACCAAAGGTAAGAAGAATCGCACAGTCCCTATCCCTAAATGGCTGTACGACGAGTTGTCCGAACGTCAAGGCAGAATGTTTAAACCCTGCTATCAGGAGTTTAAAAAGATGCTCAAACTAACGAATATTGAATTGACGGAAGGGCAGAAGACGCACGTTTTGCGTCATACTTTTGGTGCGCATTTTATGATGAACGGCGGGAATATACTGGTGCTGCAGAAAATTCTCGGGCATGCCAATATTCGAGAAACAATGAAGTATGCACACTTTGCTCCTGACCACCTTGAACAAGCTGTCACCCTCAATCCGTTATCGCTGTATGTTGGCGACAATGTGGCGGCAGAGGTTGCATAACACTGCAATTCATTGCATTAAGAATTACTTTAACTAGTTGTTTTATATGGTAAGTACTTGTTTGCTACGGGGTGTTAATAGGAGCGTCTTAACTAAGAACGCGCTTTCGCAACATCCGAAAGCTTGTAGAAAAGAAGGGGCTGGCATTACGCTGGCCCCTTTTTTATGGGTTTGCTCCACGCCATAGACGGTTGCATGATTAGGTTGGGTCTGTGGTCTCAACGCTGAGTCAGAAACGGCCAGGCCCGTTCCTTAGTTTAGCGAGCGCTCCGCACGCCGGTGTTTAGCCTGATACATATTTCGATCGGCCAGTTCTTGTAGTTTTTCGGCAGTGGCATGTTCCCATGTCAGCGCAAAGCCAATACTCAGGGTCATCGTTATCCGCTGGCCGTTATGCAGTTCAAAAGGTCGATTAAACGCCTGGGATAGCGCTGCGCAAATACGTTGTACTTCATATTCCGAATGTACATCGTAAAGCACCATCGCAAATTCATCGCCGCCGAGTCGGTAAGTCTGATAACGGCTACCACCGAATTCCGCTAATCTTTTGGCAACCTCTATAAGTACGCGGTCGCCTGCCGCATGTCCCCAGGTATCATTAATATATTTAAAGTTATCGCCATCCAGAAATAACAATGCCGAACTGCTACGAGCGGAATTGTCCTTCATCAGCGCGTTAATACAGCTGCGAAATGCCGCGCGATTGGCAAGCCCCGTCAGCGGATCGTGCAGCGCGGTACGTAGTAACTGGGCATTTTTAGCCTGAAGCCGTAGCTGCCATTCTTCCATCTCATCCAGAAGGCTATTGAAATCCTGCGCAAACAGGTGAAATTCCGCAATACGCTCATCAGGTACCCGGCGTGAAAAATTTCGGTTAGTGCGAACGTCGTGTACAACTTCAGTAATATTTTGCAGCGCATCCACAACGCCATTGTGTAAATAACGCGTGAGCAGCAGGGCAATGCCGGATGCCAGCAGAATACACCCTGTCAGCACTGCCAGCGATAGCCAGATAAAATGACCAATAAGGCTGTCGCGGGCGACAAGCCGTACTTCGCCGATAGCCCTGCCGTTGTGCCAGACGGGTTGTGATACCGGCAATGGAAAAAGCCAGTGGCTAATTAAGCCGATGAGCTTATCGTCTGCGGCTCGCGCATCATAGCGCCATGAGGCGATAGTACGGCCATTTTTATCGCGGACCTCCGCCGCTGAAAATTGTCCCTGGCGTCCCAGTGTGGCGAGCGTTTCCGCTGCGGCCGCGTTATCGGAAAATACCAGTGCCGCTTCAAGGCTATGGGCCATTGTGGCGGCGGTCAAATCGAGATTCTTTTGCGCATACTGTTTGAGCGTAAGGACAGACGCAACGCAAATTAATAGCCAGATCAATGTCATTGTAAGCAGCACGCTGATTATACTAATCCGCCGTAGTGTGCGTTTAAATGTTGGTCTGGACAGAGAAAATTCCTTATTCATGCTTTTGATTCCGTGCAAGCATTAATACTTCTGGATTCACTCTCACGCCGCTATGCGAGAGGGAGTCCAGGTTGACGGAAAATTTGACTTCATCATTGTTAATGATCAGACAAAATGCGCTGCCAATAATACATTCAGTATTTTGCTCGGCAATTAATAACAAAGCATTAACTGGATAATGACGCGTTAACTCCACCTGATAAGCTGGCGATTCATTGCCAAAGTAAAAACCATCACAGCGGGCGCTCAGGGCTTCCTGTGTGGTACGGATGACAAGCGGTTGATAAGGGAAAGCCCAGTCAGCCTCTTCGCTAAGTACCCTGACAAAACGCGCAGATGAAAATATGCATAGCCTTGGCGGCCCGGATAACGCCGGCCAGTGTGTATAACTGACGATACCGGAGACGATGGCGCGTACGGATTTCTCTTCTTCCGTGACGCGTTGAGCATACAGAGGCAAGCTTGCTAATAATAGCGATAACAGAAGGATAAATCGGTGAGAAAAACGCATTAACAAGTCCCCACCATCTTCAGTCGTAAAGCATTAAAATACATCCGTGATTGTTTGTAGCAAAATAACATTATTTTGCCATATCGTCATTATGTCTTATTGATAATATGAATAATTTAAGTAGCGTCCCTGATATTAAATTCTTGTGATAATGGTATTAATCACCCTATATCAGAAAGTAAAAATATGTGTGCGGAGAAAAAATAATCAAAAAATAGCGAGCATCGCTCATTTTACCGCTTTTCTGAGGCTGGGAATAAAATAATTCACTTGTTGTGTAAAGTTTTTGATACAAAATGAAGGGGTTTAATCGACTATTTCGCATGGTGTAAAGTTTATTTTACGTAATATGGATTGAAATCTTTACTTTTTGTGGTATGGTTTAAACATCCTCGTGGAGGATCAACTATCGCAAACAAGAAAAGACAGGATCGCCATCATGCAAAAAGACGCGCTGAATAACGTACGTATCACCGATGAACAGGTATTAATGACGCCGGAGCAGCTTAAAGCGGCCTTTCCGTTGAGTCTGGCGCAGGAAGCGCAGATAGCGCAGTCCCGGGGAATCATTTCTGACATTATTGCCGGGCGCGATCCGCGTCTGTTGGTAGTATGCGGTCCTTGTTCTATTCACGATCCTGAAACCGCTCTGGAATATGCCCGTCGATTTAAAGCCCTTGCCGCAGAGGTCAGCGATAGCCTCTATCTGGTAATGCGCGTCTATTTTGAAAAGCCGCGGACTACCGTCGGCTGGAAAGGGCTGATTAACGATCCTCACATGGATGGCTCATTTGATGTGGAAGCCGGGTTGAAAATAGCGCGTCAGCTACTGGTGGAACTGGTGAATATGGGGTTGCCATTGGCGACCGAAGCGTTGGATCCGAACAGCCCGCAATACCTGGGCGATCTGTTTAGCTGGTCGGCGATAGGCGCGCGCACAACCGAATCGCAAACCCACCGCGAAATGGCGTCTGGTCTTTCTATGCCGGTCGGCTTTAAAAACGGCACGGATGGCAGCCTGGCGACAGCGATTAACGCCATGCGCGCCGCTGCGCAACCTCATCGTTTTGTTGGCATTAACCAGGCCGGTCAGGTTGCGTTATTGCAAACCCAGGGAAATCCGCATGGTCATGTGATTCTGCGTGGCGGCAAAGCGCCAAACTATAGCCCGGCAGATGTCGCTCAGTGTGAAAAAGAGATGGAACAGGCGGGACTACGTCCTTCGCTGATGGTAGATTGCAGTCATGGTAACTCCAATAAAGATTATCGCCGCCAGCCAGCCGTTGCCGAATCTGTGGTTGCGCAGATTAAAGATGGCAATCGTTCAATCATTGGCTTAATGATTGAAAGTAATATTCATGAGGGTAATCAGTCTTCCGAGCAGCCGCGCAGCGAAATGAAGTATGGCGTTTCCGTCACCGATGCTTGTATTAGCTGGGAGATGACCGATGCCCTGTTACGTGAAATTCATAAAGATTTGAGCGGCCAGCTGGCGGTGCGCGTCGCATAAGAGGTTGTTATGGTTGCTGAATTGACCGCATTACGCGATCAAATAGATGATGTCGATAAAGCGTTGTTGAATTTACTGGCTAAGCGCCTGGAACTGGTTGCCAAAGTCGGCGAGGTGAAAAGCCGTTTTGGCCTGCCTATTTACGTGCCGGAGCGTGAGGCCTCTATGCTGGCTTCACGACGGGCGGAAGCAGAAGCGATCGGTGTCCCACCCGATCTCATTGAAGATGTCCTGCGCCGGGTAATGCGTGAATCTTACTCCAGCGAAAATGATAAGGGGTTCAAAACGCTTTGTCCTTCTCTGCGTCCGGTCGTCATTGTGGGCGGCGGCGGACAGATGGGGCGTCTGTTTGAAAAAATGCTCACGCTGTCGGGCTATCAGGTCCGTATTCTGGAACAACAGGACTGGCCGCGCGCCAGGGACATTGTCGCCGATGCCGGAATGGTGATCGTCAGCGTGCCGATTCATGTTACTGAACAGGTCATAGCGCAACTGCCGCCCCTGCCGTCCGACTGTATTCTGGTCGATCTGGCATCGGTGAAAAGCGGTCCGTTGCAGGCAATGTTGGCGGCCCATGATGGCCCCGTGTTGGGCTTGCATCCGATGTTTGGTCCGGACAGCGGGAGCCTGGCGAAGCAGGTGGTGGTCTGGTGTGATGGGCGTCAACCGGAAGCGTATCAGTGGTTCCTTGAGCAAATCCAGGTGTGGGGCGCGCGGTTGCACCGAATTAGCGCTGTCGAGCACGATCAGAACATGGCTTTTATCCAGGCGCTGCGCCACTTTGCTACCTTCGCTTATGGGCTGCATCTGGCGGAAGAGAACGTCCAGCTTGAGCAGCTTCTGGCGTTATCATCGCCGATTTATCGACTGGAGCTGGCGATGGTCGGGCGTCTGTTCGCCCAGGACCCGCAGCTGTATGCGGACATTATTATGTCGTCGGAGCGCAATCTGGCGCTTATTAAGCGTTACTATAAACGTTTTGGCGATGCGATCGGGTTACTGGAACAGGGTGATAAGCAGGCTTTTATCGACAGTTTTCGCAAAGTTGAACACTGGTTTGGCGATTATGCCAGACGCTTCCAGAATGAAAGCCGTGTGTTATTGCGTCAGGCGAATGACAGCCGACCATAATGATGACATCTATACTAAAAGCCAGCTTTGCTGGCTTTTTTCGTTTAAGGAACCGTTATGACTACGCCGCACGTTTTATTTGATTATGTCGGACATTTACCAGAATGCCCCACATGGAGCGAGGATGAAAGCGCGCTGTATTGGACCGATATCCTGGAACAGGAGATCCATCGTTACCATCCGGCGAGCGGGACGCATAGCGTGCTGGCGTTTCCGGAAGAGGTAGGCTGTTTTGCCTTGCGTGAGCAGGGCGGATTTATTGTGGCCATGCGTCATGCTATCTGGCTGGCCGATAAAAATGGATTATTGCAGCGTAAGGTTTGCGACAATCCCTCTAATACGAAACTGGCGCGTTTCAACGATGGCGGCACTGATGGCGATGGACGTTTTTATGCCGGAACGTTCTGGGCGCCAGGTGACTATAATGGCGCGTTGCTGATGCGGATCGATCATGACCTGACGGCAAAAGTGATCCAGTGCGATATCCAGGGACACAACGGCCTGGCGTTCAGCCCGAATAACCAGTGGATGTATACCTCCGATACGCCGAATGGCGTGATATACCGCACGTTACTTGATAAGCATGGCGAACCGGGCAAGCGTGAACTTTTTCGCCATTTTGGCGAAGGAGAAGGACTTCCCGACGGCGCGGCGATGGATAGTGAAGGGTGCTACTGGAGCGCGATGTTTGACGGCTGGCGCGTGGCGCGTTTCTCACCGCAAGGAGAGCAGCTGGAAGAGTACCGGTTGCCGGTACGTTGTCCGACGATGGTTTGCTTTGGCGGCGCAGATATGAAAACGCTGTTTATTACAACTACCAGAGAAAATATGTCTGCTCAGGAAGTGGCGGATTATCCGCTCTCCGGCGCCATCTTCACCCTGCAGGTAGCCGTCGCAGGGATGAAGAAAAGCCGTTTTATTGAACGTCAGGCAGGTTCTACCGGCACGACGTTTTCGCTGGGATAGCAGCCAAGCACTTTCATTGAGCGCGTGATCTCGCCCAGCTCTTTTAGCGCGCTTTGCATTACCTGCGACTCCAGGTTCGCCTGAATATCGAGATAAAACATCTCTTCCCACGGATTGCCGTGAATGGGGCGCGACTCCAGTTTCGTCATGATGAGATTGTGGTTACGCAGCACCAGCAGCGCTTCGACCAGCGCGCCAGCTTGCTGCCCGGTGGCGATTAACAGAGTGGTTTTTGCCGGAACCTGATCGGAAACGTTGATGGCTTTGCGCGCCAGTACCAGAAAGCGGGTGATATTCTGCGTCTGGTTTGCGGCGATGCGTTCCAGCACCTGTAATCCGTGCAACATGCCGCCTGCCTCGCTGCCGAGCGCCGCGACGCGCGGAGAGTTCGCCTGCGCGACTTTTTCCATCGCTGCCGACGTACTCTCGGTATAGTTGATTTTCCAGTGCGGATAGCGGCTCAAAAACTTACTGCACTGCTGGAACGGCTGCGGATGGCTGTACACCGTTTCGATGGTATTCAGATCCGTAGTGCCGGAAACCAGTACGCAGTGATCGATAGTGACGGTCATCTCACCGACAATCGACAGACTGGTGTGTTGCAATAAGTCGTACACATCGTTGATAGCGCCGGAGCTGGTGTTCTCTATCGGAACCACGGCGTAATCGGCCTGGCCGGTTTCGACCTGATGAAAAATATCGGCGAATTTTGCGCAGCCGCTCTCAATAAATTGCTCAAAATGACGTGCGGCATACTGGCGCGCCGCGAGATGAGAATAGGAGCCTTTCGGCCCAAGAAACGCAATACGTGCCGAATGAGGGTGAGTATTATTCAGATGTTGTTGCAGCAGCGCCTGCTGAGTAAGCACGGAGTCTTCAATGATAAGCTGGAACAGACGGGTAATGTAGTGTGCGTCGAGATGGTGGGCTTTACCGAGATGGATGAGCCTGTCCAGCAGCGCGCGTTCACGATCGATATCCCGAACCGGACGATGCGACAGTAGTTTTGCTTGTCCCACTTCAATCGCCAGCGCGCGTCGTTTTGCCAGTAAGGCCAGTAACTCTTCGTCTAAAGCGCTGATTTTATCTCGCAGCGCCAGTAATGGGTTTTCCGATGTCATAGTGTTGCCTTTTTTGTTATCAATAAAAAAGGCCTCCCGGTGGGGGAGGCCTTCTTGTTCGTCTTCGCATTCTTTATCACATGACGAAACGCCTCCCGGTCAGGGGAAGATAAAAAAGAATGCGAAGAAAAACCGGGTGAGCTTCATAACTGTTTCCTTTGTGTACGTAAGTACAGTACCCGTACTGTTTTAATCCTGTCAACAAAAAACGCGCCCGAAGGTGCGATTGAAATACTTATTAAATAAGACGCTCTTATTTAAATCAATCAGTTATGAGCGCCTTATCAGCCCTAATTACCCCTAAAGTGCCTTAGTTGGTGGACATTATCTGGACACTCCCGCGCATAGGGTTAAACCGTATAGCATCGGATAAATAGTCCGGGGCGAAGTGAGCATACGTCATTGTTTGCTCAATAGTTGTATGCCCCAGGATTCGCTGTAGCGTGATAATGTTTCCACCGTTAATCATGAAATGAGTAGCAAAAGTATGTCGTAACACATGAAGCGCTTGTCCTCTTGGCAGGTCGGGTTTTACCTTACGGAGTACATCGCGAACTCGTTCATAGTTAGTGTCAAACAACTTTCCTGATTTGCGCGTAAGGATGTAGTCAGCTATCTCTTGTGAAATTGGAACTGTCCGGGCCGGGCCAGTTTTAGTCTTGACGAAAGTTACACGATTACTGATAACGTGTTCTGCTTTCAGATTACTGGCTTCGCCCCATCGCGCCCCTGTATTTAGGCATAACACGACAACCCTACGATCATCACCAGTGAGTGCCATTAATAAGTCCCGGATCTCCTCTTCTGACAGGAAGGACATTTCTGTGTTTTCCAGGCGTAGTTTACGCACCTTGTGAAATGGGTTTTCATGATGAAACTCCTCCATATCAATCAGCAGCCTAAACATGCTGGACATAGTACAAAAGTCCCTGTTTACCGTTCCGGCAGACACACCATCATGTAGCCTGCTTGCACGATACTTCATTAAAAAATTACGGGTCAGTTCGTAAACTCTGGGTTCGCCCATTTCACGGTTAATCTTTTCTAGCCGTTTTTTGTATGAGTCACCGTAATTATGGTTTTTACCGTGGTAACTCCACCATAGCGCGATCAAATCAGACAAAAGTCTTCTGTCTGCTGGTTTATCCTGCCACTCTTTATCGTGGAAGTTTGTCAAAACATATTTTTCATATGTCTGAGCTTCTGACTTCCTGTTGAATTTTCGGCGAATCCTCTTTCCTGAAGTTCCGCGCGGTCTTACGTCCACTTCATAACGACCATCATCGAGCTTCTTAATCGACATAGCGAAGCCCTCCGACATATGAATCATTATGTAAATTATGTGCTAATGCGTATATAAAACAGACAATTAACCAGCCTTCTGGGTGGAGTGGGATGATTTTTTGTCGTCTTGCCCATCAGGGGAGAGAGACGGCGCGACCTGTCCCGCTGCCGGTGCTGTTTTGCCTGTCATTAACCAAAGCGTATATTTTTCAAATCTTGGATGCTGAGTGAACAACATGAGGTTGCCTTCAGTCATCTGTATGCCTTTCACTTCGTAATTAGTTAAAGTGTTGTAGGAAATTCCTATTATTTCAGATAGTTGACTTCTACTTAATCCCTCCGCCTTCCTAATTAATTGGATTTTCTTTCCTGCACTTGACGAGTTGGTCATATGTGACATATCCTTTGCTTGTCAGATGTGACATACAAATACACCCTAGAGCGGATTAAAGCGCCCTAAGAACCCAAACTGACGGAGGATAACACAGATGAAAGAGCTATCCGAAAATGAGATTTCATTACTGGTGACACCAGAACTTTTTGCTACCTACATAGGTAAAACACCGTCTGCGATCCGAAAAATGGCTTCTGCTAATAAGTTGCCAGTTGTACGCATGAAAGATCCTGATAACCCCTCGAAAAAAGGGGGAGAAATTTATATTCATCGTGGCGAATGGGATGATTACGCAGCTTACCTTGCGCAGTCTGCACCGCCTGAGTGGCATAACTGGAAAAACCGCTTATTTACATCTGAACCAGGAATCTTTAAAGAGTGGGCTAAGCGAGTTTTTACGACGAGTAAAACAACAAGCCATAGTAAAAAATAATTTTTTAATTTATTCGGGATTCACTATGAAAGCGAAATACGCCACGCTTATTCGTAGCCTGTTACGTACCTATCGCGAACAGGCAAGTGCTATTGAGAAGGAGTCATTCTCTGTTCATAGCGATGGTATCCAGTTAATGGAGCTAAATTTAAAACTGGCGAAGTGTCTCGAAGGTATGTCTTTAATGGCCAGGTTTAATAATGAATTTGAGGATTATTGTGAACTTCACGAAATTACTATGATGGCTTTTAATGGGAGTATTCCGGTTGATGATAATATTCCAGGCCTCATTTCACTCGCTTCATGCACTGTAAAAAATAATAAATCTGCTGTACAACTTACCGCCGTTCAACGTTAAGGAAATACCATGAAACATTTAATGATTGACCTTGAGACAATGGATAATAAACCAACCGCTGCAATTACTGCTATCGGTGCTGTTCTGTTTAATCCGGAAACGGGTGAAATGGGGGAAACATTCTATCGTCGTATCAGTCTTACAAGTAGCGTTGATTACGACTGCACGATGGGCGCAGATACCGTGTTGTGGTGGCTGCGTCAGTCCATCGAAGCAAAGAGCGAGATTATTAATGATGCGAATTGTCCGCTGGATACCGCCATATCTGACCTTTTCCATTTTATCTGTGAACTCACTGATGCACATCATTTACAGGTCTGGGGTAATGGATCGTCATTCGACAACGTTATTCTTCGTCATGCTGCAAATAAGGTCGGCTTGTTAAGCCCGATGTGGAATTACTGGAATGATCGTGATGTAAGAACAGTAAGTGCACTGGCTAAAGCTCTGGGACTGAATATTAATAATATTATTAAGTTTGAAGGCGTCAAACATCACGCTTTATATGATGCTATCCATCAGGCAAAAATTGTTTCTTATGTCTGGACGTACCTCATGAAAATAGCCAGTGTGAAATAACTATGCTGAAAGTGACCTCTCATGCAAGTGAAAGTGTCATAAATAAGGCATTTTCAGCGCTGACGGAATATTACAACGGCAAAAAGGTTTATCAGGTTATTAAGCCGAATCATTATTTTTCTGTTCATGTCTCCTATCGCTGGCGTCTGCTTAGTAAGAATAAGGGCAGGGACTGGGAATTAATGACGCATGAGCGATATAACAAACAGTATAAAATATAATTTTTGCCTTTCTTTCACTATTCATATCTGGATTATATATGAACGCTACGATACAACGGGACGTTGTGCGCCGCCTTGTCCGTGACTTTGAATTTAAAGAAAAAGATAAATATTTGCAGCAGGGCATATGCCCTGCCTGTCATAAACGTGAGTTATTTACCAGTATTGAGAAACCCTGGATTCTGAAATGTGGCCGTGAAAATAACTGCGGTCATCAGGTCGTTGTTAAAGAGCTGTATTCGGATATTTTTGAAGACTGGTCTAAGCGTTATCAGGACACGCCCGAAACCCCACATGCGGCGGCAGAAGCCTATCTGCGTGAGGCCAGAGGACTGAATACGGAACCACTGAAAGGCAGTTTTACCCAGGGTGCATTTGTGAAGGATGGTATGGGATCTGCCACTGTCCGGTTTAAGTTGTCATGTGGTGCCATGTGGGAGCGTATCATTGACCAGCCGCAGCGCTTCGGAAAACAAAAAGCGAATATCAAAGGAAGCTATGTTGGTCACTGGTGGGTACCGCCTTTTATTAACCTGCTGGAAGTGAACGAAATCTGGATCACCGAGGGCATTTTCAATGCACTGAGTCTTTGTCAGGCTGGCTTACCTGCGGTGGCAACACTGAGCAGCAATAATTATCCGCTGGCCGCGCTGGATACACTGGCCAAAGAATTGGGTGAAAAACCACGCCCGCGCCTTGTATGGGCGTTTGATGGTGATAAGGCCGGTACAAAACACACACTGGCTTTTGCTGCGCGCAGTGATGCAGCCGGCTGGAAAACGCGCGCCGCGCAGCCGATGAAATCATCGTCTTGCCTGGACTGGAATGATTTGCTGCTACGTGACCGTTTCAGTAAATCAGACATAAAAAATTACCGCTATTATGGAGATCTCCTGCTGGCGAAAAGCCCGACTGAAAAAGCCCTTCTTATGCATCAACATAATGAATGGCATTCGTTTTATTTTGAGTATGGCTCACGTATGTACTGGTTTGAGCTGGATCTTGACCGGTACACACGCGCACTGGATCGTATTACCAATACCGGAACCGAAGTCATACAGGAATGGGAGGCCAGAGAAAAAGCTGTTAAAGAGTCCGGATGTGTCACGGAAATTGCCAACTGCTGGCTGACTCCCCTGTATTTCCAGCGTTCTGAACCCACGGACGAGTCCTGGTATTACGTGAAGGTGAATATGCCAAACAGACCGGCTGTGAAAGACACCTTCACAGCAAATCAGCTTACCAGCTCCGCCGAGTTCAAAAAGCGCTTGTTGCATATTGCCAAAGGGGCTGTGTATACCGGAAGTACCAAACAGCTGGATAAGTTTATTCAGATGCGTCTTCCCGAAATCAAAGAGGTTAAAACGCAGAATTTTATTGGTTACAACAAGGATTATTCAGCGTGGTTGTTTAATCGTGTGGCCGTTTGCGATGGCCGGCTGTATGAAATGAATGACGAGGATTATTTCGAAATTAACCATGCAAGCGTAAAAAGCCTGAGTCTTACGCCTGTGCTGGATCTGAATCCAAAGCTGAATGAATTTACCACAGGCTGGATTGACGATATCTGGACGGCGTTCGGTGAAAAAGGATATGTGGCGCTGGCGTTCTGGCTGGGGTCACTCTTTGCTGAACAAATCCGCGAACGTGACAAGTCATTTCCGTTTCTGGAGATTGTCGGCGAACCCGGAACGGGTAAATCAACGCTTATTGAGTTCCTTTGGAAACTCGCTGGCCGTGAAGAATATGAAGGTTTTGATCCATCTAAATCGACGGCCGCAGCGCGCGGACGTAACTTTGCTCAGGTAAGTAACCTGCCGGTGGTGCTAATTGAAGGTGATCGCACCACGGACAACGCGAAACAGCGTGCTTTTGACTGGGATGAACTGAAATCACTGTATAATGGTCGGGCATCCCGCGCAGTAGGCATCAAATCCAACAATAACGAGACATATGAACCGCCATTCAGGGGAAGTATCGTTATCGCACAGAACGCAGATACAGACGGCAGTAAGGCGTTTCTGGAGCGTATTATCCATATCTACACTGACAAACGTGGCCAGTCCATTCAGACGCGACATGCCGCAGAGCGGCTTGAACAAATCCCTGTCAGTCGGGTGTCCGGATTCACGTTACTGGCGGCCATGCGTGAAAAAGAAATTATGGATACGTTCAGCAGGAGTTACGAACGCGCCCGTAATGAACTGGAGTCTGATGCGGATATTCGCCATATTCGTATTGCAAAAAATCACGCGCAGCTGGCTGGTCTGCTGGATGCGCTCGCGATTGTTGTACCGTTGCCGGTTGAGCGCATAGAAAAAACCCGTGCGGCTATCACTGCACTGGCCGTGGAACGCTGCCAGGCACTTAAAAAGGATCATCCTATGGTTCAGGAGTTCTGGGAGTTGTTTGATTACCTGGATGAACTGGCACCTTATGGCATCAATCATTCGTCTGATGAGAATGAAATAGCGGTTAATTTTAACCACATGGAGGAAGTCGCCGCTGCACACCGGCAGCGCATACCTTTTACCTTAACGGAAATCAAAAAGCTGCTTAAAAACGGTAATGAACGCCGTTTCATCAGGCAGGGAACCACACGCAGCGCAGTAAGTGAGCGTCATAATCGCGGTAAAGGGGATATGTCCAGAATGCCTGAGACCTTCCGGTGCTGGATATTTGGTCGAGAGAAATAAAAAAGGCACCGTGTGCGGTGCCATGTGTTATGCGGCCAGACTGGCTTTTAATAAATCCAGCGTCATTTGCTTCTGTTCTGGTGAGAATGAATTAATGATGGTCTGTAACATCATATCGCCTGTCTTCGCACTGGGGCTGAGTGTGTGGGAGAATGTCAGGTTCAGTACAAATGTATGTCCGCACTCCACATCCGTACAGGCGCAATAAATATCTGAAATATGGGGGTGTTTGGGATTGGTTTTTCTGATAACCGCTTTTGCCCCGCACTCCGGACATTTTACTTTCAGTACCCGCATATCCCTCGCTCCGTTAATCTGAAAACGCTGATATTTTAGCCTTTTTCTGGACATTAATCACCTTCCAGCTCACTGTCTTTCAGGAAATTAAGGTACAGGTGGGGCGGTACATCACTTTCCTGCGCCACTGCGGCGCTGAACATACGCTGAATGGGTAAAATCTCCGCTTTACGGTATGTTTTAGCCGCTTTTTCAATATCGCCCATTATAGCTCCGTTGGTGGGGATAATCCCTGCCAGACCTGCCGGAAAACGATGCGCGGTCAGCACGTCCTGGGCGCTGATGCTTTTGATGTTCTGAAACTCATCTTTGGCACTGATATCGCCAATCGGGATAAATTTGATGCCATCCGGATCGCCTTTGGGGATGTTCACAAACATGGTGCTGAAGTTCCCGATCCCCTTCGACTGCTCCAGCTTCTGAATGATTTCTTCTTCCACTTCGTCGGTCATATTCGGGTCGTTGCAATAAATCATGCCGCCCGTGTGACCACCGTTGTGGTAGTAACGCCGGCGAAAAATCGTGGCTTCACCGTTGAGCATGGCGGAGTGGATGCCGCTGATGTAATCCGGAAGACCATAAATGGCCTGTTGCGGGTCGTACTGCCTGAGAAAAATAATATCTTCAGGCGGATAAATTACCGGTTCACCCTGCTGAAGTACAACAAATTCCCCGGTCTTACGCTGGCGGGTATAGAGTGCCGGCAGCGGGTAAAGTGCGATTACATCCCCCCAGCCGTTACGTACCTTGAGAATGGCCACATCACCGAACGTCAGCCAGTCAAACACGGCCGCGCCCAGTTGCTCATGCGTCAGGCCGCCGCCATTATAATTTGCTGTCACCATATTGCGGCGGGCATACAGCACGCCACCGTGCTGCGCGTTCAGGTTTACCAGTTGCGCCAGCGCCAGCCGGTCAATCGGGAGCGTCCAGTGTTCCGCTTCATTGTCATACCAGACGTCTGTATAGTTCGTGCCGGTCGTCAGAATGGGTTCTGGCTTACCCAGCGTGATAAGGCTCATATGGCGCGGTCTGGTAACGGTGCGGCGTTCCCTGTATTTCCGTTTTTTCATGCTGCTTTCCCTAAGTTGCCCCAGCGTGATTTTCGCTGGTTTTCAAAGTTTAATGGTTCGTTGTCAATGGCATGGGCGATAGCCCAGAAGCTGTCAGCGTGGCCGGTTTCAGCTGTGCGGTCGGCGACAAATGTCATGGCGTTACCGCTGGCCGTGGACGTTCTGCGGATGGTCATAAAGCTGGCAGCGATTTCCGTCTTCTCCTTATCCCATTCCACGCGGTTGTCTTCGATAACGTCGATCATCTTCATCACCAGGCGGTTTTTCGTTTCCACGCCGTAGCGGATAGCCACCGCCTGACGCATGGCAAAATGCTGCACATCCTCAAAGACACCACTCCCCAGCCCGGTGATATCAATGCCGATGTAGGTCATGTTGTACTGGCCAAACAGCTTCTTAATTTGTGCCGCCTGCCATTTCCAGTTCATTCCCTGCCAGTGGAATACGCGCAGCACGCGAAATTTTTCGCCCGCCACGATCGGCGGCGCGATAATCACGAAGGTGGATGTGTCCCCGCTGCGTGCAGGGTCATAGCCTGCCCACACTTCACGATTGCCGAATGGCCGTGGCAGGTTTTCGTCATGATCCTCCCAGATATCCGGATCAACACAGCAACGTTCGACGTGGGAGAACGAAAATACGCTGTCCTTGCTGTCCACGAACACGCACATGTACAGCATGTTAAAGGTGTCGCGGTTGTAGCGGTTGCGCAGCTTATCGATGCTGGCCAGGTTAAACCCGCCTGCGATCGCGTCTTCCAGCGTGATGATGTAGCGCCACTGGCCATCAGGACATAACCGTCCGCCGTCACGCAGCTCCTTCTCTGTTGGGAACGCCACGCGTGCGCGTTTTTTGTCGCCGCGCTTCCACTCTTCGCCTGTCCAGAACGGGTATGCCTGGTGTGTTTTGCTGCTGGGTGTGGAAAAGTAAGTGGTGCGCCATTTGTCGTGTGTGGCCATTGCGCTGGCCACTTCGTTTAACTTTGCAAAGTTGGGTACCCAGAAATATTCATCACAGTACAGATGACCACTGTATGACTGGGCGGTGTTCTTGTTGGTTGACAGGAAGCGCAGCTCCGCGCCGTTGGACAAACGGATGGGGTTGCCGGTCAGCTCCACGCCGAAATACTGCTCCGCAATGTTGACGATATAGCTGCGGAATACTTCAGCCTGGGCTTTTGAGGCGGACAGGAAGATTTGTGGATCACCTGTCATAACCGCATTCTCAAACGCTTCTATTGAGAAATACCAGGTTGCGCCAATCTGGCGGCTTTTCAGGATGTTCCTGATTTGCTGATGAAGATTGTCGCGAAGGTGTTTCTGGTAGCCGAAAAGGTGCTCCAGCGCGAAACGGTCAAAATCCTCCTGGGTTAAGTGGCTGATATCGTTCTTTTTGTATTTGCCGCGTTTCCGGTGCTTTTCGTCGCCACAGGACTGGCGGGACGCCGGCGCATCACTTTCACTGTGTTTAATTTCTGCCAGCTTTTCCTGATGCTTATTATGCTGTGCACGGAGTTTCACCAGGTGAGACACGAGGCTGTCCAGCTCCCGCAGCTCCAGTTCCGATTTCCCTTCACGTAATGTCAGTGACTGAATACGGCGGTTTAATGCGTCTTCTGTTGATTCATGACTGAGTAATTCCGCCCAGCAATATTTCTCCGCCCAGTAATAGACGATACGTCTGTTAGGCAGATTAAGTTCATCGGCAATTTCCTGCGGAGTATATCGTTTTAAATAGAGTGCCCGTGCAACGCCTTTTAATTCTTCACTGTATTTCGCCATTGGCTTCCTTGCCTTTATGTCAGTACTGTCTTTTCGGTTAAATCCGGAAGCAGTGGTATGTATGAATTATTCAGCAATTTGGTTTTCTTTTTTGAAAATAATTTCGTGGATATACGGATAAGCGACATAACCGAATTATTCCGGAATGAAGTAAATGCGGAAGCTAATTTTATTGGCGATACTGAAAACCGCAGCAGGAAGGGAGGCAATATGTCAGCTTCACAACTGGCAACAAACTGGATTTGTATCGCTACTGCGGGTGAAACGGTTGATAAGCGGGCTATTGAAGAGCAATGGCTACTGGATGCCGCTGAATTATACGACCCCTCTTTGTATACGGCGCTGTTATGGCCGGAGCATTCCCGTAATTTCGGGAATATGGGGGAGGTGCTGGAATTAAAAGCTGAACGTGATGATGAAGGTATTTTGCGTTTATATGCTCGTTTATGTCCTGGTATTTCGTTACTTCAGGCGAACGCCAACGGGCAACTTTTATTTTTGTCGCCGGAATTCACACCGGACGGTAATTTCCGGAACACCGGTAAAACCTATCTGGAAGGGCTGGCAGTCACTGACAGCCCGGCAGGAGTGAGCACCACACGGCTACGTTTCAGCCGCACCAAAGGAAAACGCATCGGCCCGTATAAGCCGCTGGCGTTTGATGAAGTCAGGGAATTTAAAAAGGAAAAGGGAATGTCTAAAGCGAAAAAAGGCTGGCGCCATTTTTTCAGTATTGAAGAACCAGAAGCGACCGCGGAGCAGGAAACATCACAGCCTGATGCTTTACAGGCGCTCGCTGAAGCGCTGGATGCGATTGATAAGCGTGTATCTGCCATTGAAACCCGTTTGGGTGAGGCGGAAGAAGCGGTATCTGATGTCCAGGAAGATGTGGACACCGTTAAGGAAGTGGTGGATACCGAAGATTTTGCGCGCCTGGTAGGGAATCTGCCAGAACTGGTGAAAAACTTCAGCAAGCTGAACAGCAAAGTTACCCAGTTGCCGGATAAAAAATTCAGCAAGGGCAAAAAAGGCTTCAATTTCCTGTAA